TTTTATCATAGAAGCCCTTTTTTAACATTATTTACAGAGAGATTTTCACAAGCTCACTTAGCTCCACTTTTATTTGTTTTTACATCTATTCTATACAGAAGCTACAACTAAAACGCCATTCTCATCAGTCCTTAACATGCAACACTCAAATTCACCGTTTATAGTATTGTCAAATATATACCTTTTACCGTCTATAACCCGTAAACCTGTTACTGCATATCCGTCTTCACCAAAATAGTACCAGTGACTATTTATAGTTTTCCAACTTGACTTTATGTAGCTGTTGCCGGTATCTGCATACCACCAACCCCTGTCATCTCTATTCCATCCAACCTCATATCTGCTTTTGCTTTTAAGCAAACTGTAATCAGGTCTACCGTATCCGGCTATGCGTGAATTATCTATGTCATATTGCTTATAGCACACACTGCCGCCGTTTGGGATCACCTGTGATCCGAGAGAAGTATTACCCTCTATAGTATACACAACATTTCCGGCAACCTTATATACCAAGCCTATATGACAGATACGCACACTGTTTTTGAAAAATATCAAATCTCCTACCTTAGGTCTATTATGCCACTGCCCCTTATCCTTAAACCACTGTGCGGATGTAGGAGTGTAGGCACTAAAAGGACCTGTGAGTTTCAACGTTTGAGCCTTTCCAAAAGTCTTTACAAAGCACCAGTCAACGAACATGTCGCACCAGGGTTGACCCTGTAAATGAGGGTATAAGTCTCTCGCATACTTTGTATAATTGTTTTGCCCTGCATTGGCATTCTTATCATCAAGGTTGTTGGCATTCTTCTTTTCCATATATCCTACTTCGGCTCTTGCTATTTCTATTAGCTGTAGGATATTGGGATCTGTATTGTTTTGTAACATATTTACTCCTTTTGAATATGATCTTGTTTAAGCTTGTTTTAATTTCTTTTCTACTGTATCAAAACAAACTTTTTTCATAAAAAAGAGAGCCGAAGCCCTCTTTCTATTCTTTATCCTCAATCTCTATAAATTCACCTGTATTCTTCTTTAGAAAGCCCTTTACTGTAATCCATATTTTGCGGACCGGTAATCCTGATAAGGTCATATTCTTTAATACGGATAATATTTCATAGATAATATACAGTAGTGCAAAAAACTCCATCACTGTAATGTCTTGTAAGTGGATGTAACTCCTAATAGTTTCCGGTATAAAGCCAATTAAATTTACCGGGCATAAGATATCTACAAATACTAAGCATACAAGGGATAGCAACATCCCTACTTTTCTTATACCCCCATCAATACCTACACTTGAGTTAAAAGCTTTGTCCTTTGTAGCTCTTAGACTTCCAAAGATTACATCCATAACGATCATAATTATCACAAGTTGAAATAATGCATTGCCCCTAATTGCTTCAAAAACAGGTTTAAAAATATCAAAATACATACTATTTATCCTCCTTCTTTTTCGCATCGCTGTCTGTAGCAAGGTCTTCTCTGCCTTTTTCCTTTAACTTTCTTGCAACTCCCGCTTTTAGCTTTGCCATTACTTGGCTAAACTTGTACACTCCATCAATTATCAGATTAGCTATTACTTCGAATAAATGGTCCATAAAGTACTCCTTTCTTGAATTTTAAGACATTAGACTAGTACTTAACTCTACTAAAGCCAAGTCGGTTGTCTGTTGTTTACTTTTTAATTCCTCAATTTCTTTTATCAGCTGTTCTTCTTGAGTTAAAGGACGGTCAATATAGATCGGCTCTATCTTATCTCCGTCTACATCGAGTCTAACAAGATTTTTTCCGATAGGCACATCTATTTTAATAAATTTCAAACCGCCCACCGGGTCCGGAGCAACATCCATCATCTGATAGTAGATATTGCCCTGTTCGTCATATATTACTTTCATATATCTCCTTTCTGTATTTTGCATTAAAAAAGCACTTCATAATGAGGTGCTAATTTATAAACTCTATGTGATTTATTATCATTTCCGCTTCAGCATAATAATCACCTGCATCAGCTCTAGCGTATGCAAAAGCAAAACAGTGTTCATTTATATCGGAAACATCCACCTCTGCCCACAGCTGACGTCCTGTCAATCGTCCATGCTCATGAACTTCTTCTTGTTCAGCACCGTCTTGAAAAGAGATGTGTTTACCCTTATAGCTGGAATTCAATATCGTTTGATATTTATACTGTGAGTTATTTGAAAGAGTTAAGTTGTTCTTGTTGACAAAAACAACACCCAGCGTGGCAGTTGCTCTATCATTTTGCGTACTACTCTTTTTATATTTACCGCTTAAAAATTTAGCTCCAACTCTTATTTTTTTGAACGGCGTAAGATTAATACTTCTGTCAAAAAAAGTTGCAATTGAAGCTTTACCAACACCTTGCCTATTTCTATCAGAAACTGAAAATCTAATTCCACCGTCTCTGATCCCCATAAACTTATATGACCAAACATTCCAATTTGTGAATGATTGATCATTCAAAAATGACATATTTCCGGTTGCCCATACTCTACTCATCACAATTTCTTTTTCCTTGTCCGCCACTCCCGACATGAGCCTATTATCGAAAGTGGCACCGTTAAAAGCCGCTCCACCCGCTCCGTAATCGACCATTTCTCCCGACACACCAAACATATTTACACCGGCTCGAATATTAGATCCGATTAGATCGTGTTCAGCAAGGAATACCCAGTTTGCATTCTCGATCAAATAGCCGTTGCCGATTTTTAGAATAACGCCTCTCCCTCCGATTGGGTGATCTACATAATGCCCTTCATTATTCCATGCGTAAAGCATATCGGAGTATCCGCTTCTTGCCGGGTTCCACAAGGGTATACTGCCCTGTATATTTGCGATTCTTTTATCACCTCTTATGTTTTCCGGTCGAAGATCAGGCTCCGGCTTAAAAACAAGTTCTGTGTTGTTATCCAGAGCATATTTTTTTCCATCTGGAGGTTTTACCGATATCGCTAATCCTCTTCCATGACCCGGGCTATCAATTACTACTCCCTGCCCGATATCATCAGCCCTCTGGTGTGCTAATCTATAAAAAGGCACATCAAAATTATCAGTTTTTAGAAGCTGCATAGTCCCCTCGGCTGCTTCGTCATTACTGTCAGATGTAAGTGCTATTTTACCCTTGAGTACTTCGCTTCTTAACGCAGTAACATCTTCAGATTGAATTCCTCCGCCGCCTTTTTTCAACAAACAAATTGCCACTTTTACACCCCCTTCAATGCCAAAGTAAATGATACTTCTGGCTTTTTACTTAAACATTTGACCCTTACCTTTCCATCTAAAGTTTCCACAAAATCCACTCTTGAAAAAGACTTATTAAGTACCTTAATTACCTCTGCTGTTTCTGATCCTGTTAAATGTAGCCCTACGATAGGAACATCTGTAGATAGTATCCCCGGAACATCAATTTCCTGCACATACGGGGCTGTACTACTCCACTTACTGACATCTACAAAAACTCTCCTTATTTCTTGCAATGAATTCAATGTCTTTGTTATGGCATTTAAGTCCTTTGCTCCAAATGTATCACCTTGCACAGTATAATTAGTACTGTCTATAATTTCATATTTACCGTCTCCTCCCTGTATCAAAGTGTATTTCCTATTGCCCTCAAAAACATCATCTTTATAATTTGTTTTTAGTGCCATCTTACCTCCTGTTTCCTATGCTTTTTCTACCCAAAGAAAAAGACAGCCTTTGCTGTCCACTTAAAGTACTTTCATACATGTCACCCAAGTCCTTGAGTATTTTCTCTATATCATTAGCCTGATAGATACTATCATAAGTAATTCTTACCGGTGTTTGTGGTGTTGATATTTTAGTGTAATATCTTTCCCTAACCTTTTTAATATTTTCCAACAACCTATTCATTTCCGACTCAGTTCTGAAATCTTCAATGTTCCACACTTTTGTATTGATACTTACACCAAACAGATTTGCTAAATGCTTACAAGCCTCTTCTACTCTGTTCAAGTCTGTATAAGCTATATAGGCTTTATCAGTATCATTTATTAAATCATCTACAGTTCTGTCAAAGATTAAAGTATTCAATATAGTACTCATCTTATCACCGCCTCTGCTGTAATCTCGTTCCTGCTGAATTTAAAATCAAGTTTAGTAATTATTCCTTGTCTCTTACCTTTGAAAGTGTCAAGTTCAACCAAATCTCCAAGCTCATGATTATCAACCACAAGCCTACAAGATATGCTTTCATTCTTTATACAATCGTTATAGATGCGTTCAAGAACCTCTTGCATATTTTCCTTTGTAACCAGTGTGGCTTTCTTTACCTCAGCAATATTCCTATTATGTGTTACTCTATCATTATCTTTATTTATATTAAAAGTATTATGTATGTACTTTTTACCCGATAGCAACACTTGAACACCTGTTCCGCTTATACGAGCATAATTATCACCTTGTTCTGTGATAGTTCCACCTTGAATAGCTAAAGCATGCATAGGCTCACTAAACTCTATCTTTGTACTGCCTACCAAATAGCCTTTATAAAGCTCCATAGTTTCGTCACCTTTTAGGTATTCATGTACCGTGAGTTTTACGCCTGTTATTACATCACTGTGAGAGAAAGACAACTTAGTAAACAGTTCCTCTTGCCTTATCTGAGTTATGTCGGTAGTTCGCATAGGATACAGATATAAATTTCTATCATAACTTGTATCCACTACCGCTCCTATCGCAAAAGCCAACTGCTGTAACGCTGCCCTTTTTGAACAAATCGGTAAGTATCCGCTTACTAATTTATTTTCAAGTTCCGTATCTATAAAGTGCGGTATACCCTCGTCCTGCATTATAGATCCCAAAATCTGTTTTGCCTTTACTTGATCATATACACCGCCCATAAACTTCGTACCATCAAGTATACCTATAGCATCATGTGTTTCCATTGAGTACACCACATTACTTAGCTGCTTACCGTCTTTTAAGTAGAATATTCCCAGAATAGCCTCATCAAAATATAAAGTCTGCTTCTGCTTTTTCTGAAACTCAAAATCATAACCCATCTTATCCCTTACGGAATATTCCATAGTGTTTACGGATATTTCTTTTGATGTTTCATCTATTTCTACCAAGCAATCTATACTTTCAATCTCATCATCTTTAAAAATCCTTATAAGCCCCCAAGCGATCCCTGCGAGAAATACATTTCTATAAGGCTTACTTGTTTCAATGAAGGTTATAACAACCCTATTATAGAAATCTACAACACCATAGCAAAAGTATTTATAATTATCCGGACTATATTCCTGTTCTTTTAGCAAAGTATTATCTGAATACCATTTTATATTCACCTTACTACAATAATCCTCACTATAATTATTGAACTCAAGGCTTATGCCTACACTTGAAAAGTTCTTTGTAAATCTAAAATCCAAGGTAGGATAAATTGCAAATCTCCCAAAGCTGTCTGATATGCTTCTGCTTATGTATCCCATATGCTCAAAAGTATTAGTGTTTGGGGTATTTACATAAGCTCCATCAAGCTTAGAGTATCTGGGTAAACACATAGCATAATTAGGATACTCAACTACCTCTTTCAGATTTTCAAGTACCACAAAATCCTTTTTATCCGCTGAACTTATAGAACTGTCTTCTTTTGCCCCCAGTGCTATATCGTCATAGACTATCTTTAGTCCCCCGGCATTTGACATTCTTTGGTTTCTGATAGCTGACAGCCATATGTATCTGTAAGGCTTACTTGTCTGCAAAAACTCAATTTTTACAGTGTCAAAAAGCTTTACTTTAGCCGCACAAAAATATTCTAATGTTGTTGGATTGTATTCTGCACTCTTTATGATTGTGCCATCCTTAAACCAACTTATTTTTATCTTCTTTGCGTAGTCACCCGATAAAAGGTTAAATCTAAGCTGTATACCGTTGCTTGTCTTTAACCTATCATACCTAACAGTAATTGTCGGTACATCGGCAAAATTGCAATTGTTATCTGATAAACTGCTGCTGATATACCCACTAAGCCCGTAAGGTATACTATCCGGTGCGTTCTTGTAATCTCCATTTAATTTAGAATATCGTGGCAGACAATACGCAAATCCCTGCATAGAATTCTCAGCACCAAATAAAGTATCAAGAGTAGAATATGGTTTTTGATTATTCGTCTCTGTTTGTATATCCCATCTCATTATCTTCTCCTTTGTGGTTCGATCGCTATGAAATTTATTGACAGTCCGTCATAGCCCCATATATTCCCCCCTTTTCTTATCCTTAAATTGTCCTCACCTTGAGTTACATAAGCTGTAAAACTTAATGTTTCATCTCCGAAAGGTAAAACAATATTATGCTTACTATTATTTGGATTTGATATAGCTTCATAAAAATCATTATAGGATTTCATGTCATTTTCAAAAGGTGCTACTTTCAATGTATAGTTATAAAAAGTACCTATTATATCTCTATGCATGCTGTAATCCGCAACTCTTCCTGAGTTTTCCGTATCTGTTACGGCAAACTTTCTTTTAAGCTCCAGTATATTTATATTGTATTTAACACCATTAAGACTGAAAACATTCTGCATTATGCTCCTCCTACCACCACAAGACTTATGCCCTGCCTTGTGCTTTCTTTATCAAGTTCCGGTTTTAATTCTCTAACAAGGCTCGACATACTGCCTTTACAATTAAGGACAAGCTGTATAGGTCTATCTACATCCAATCTGTCGATCACATCATTTAATCTGTTTAATATATTTTCTGTACTATCAGTTTCATTATATGAAGACTTAAATGAATTTATTTCACCTGCTCTTGGCGGTATAACTTTACCAAGTGCGACATCCGGAAAATAGTTTCTTGCATTAGGTATATTAAATTCTATAGGAACACTTAACCCCGTCTTTTCAGACCAGCGTTGTATACTGTCAAGCCAGCCTTGTAATACAGTTTTTGATGTGTCTATTTTATCTTGCAACCCTTCATTAAAACCATCTACAACAAACCCGGCTATTTTCATAAAAACTCTTGAAGGGGAATGTATATCCAATTCTGATTTTGCTGCTGCAGTTAATTCTGAAGCCCATGTTCTTATTGCGTTCTTAGCAAGATGTGCAAATGTATTGATCCCTTTGGCAAAACCTTCATTTATCCTTTTAGCCATATCATAAAAACTTTTATATAACCCTGTTTCGCCTGTAGTATTAGTATCACCCCAGAACCAAGATCTGACACCATTAGCCCAAGTTTCCATAGAACTTTTTACTTCTTGATTACTTGTATTTATTTTATTTTTAAACGCATTAAGTATATTTTCAGCAAACTTAGTCCATGAAATTTCATTTACTCCCTTAGAATTTCCTTCTCCTATAAACCATTTTCTTGTATCATCCGCCCATTTTTCTATACTCGACTTATTATCTTGATAGCTTGAAGTTATTTTATTTCCAAAAGCCTTTATTATATCTCCGGAAAACTTAGTCCAAGAAGCTGTATTAATACCTTTTCCTTCTCCTGAACCTATAAACCAGTTTCTAATATTACCTGCCCAACTCTCCATGATAGCTTGAGAGTTCTTTTGTTTTGCAGTTACAGACTTATTAAATCCGTCCATCGTACTGTTAGCCCATTTTTCAGACTCTGAAGAGTTTCCACCCGAAATACCTAATTTATTTGAAAACCAAGAAACTACACCGCTCGCCCAATCTGTTATTACTGTTTGAGCACTGCTTTTCTTATTTTTTACACCTTCACTAAATCCATCTACAGTATAGCCACCCATTTCAGACATAACTGTAGACGGACTGTGTATACCTAGCAGTCCTTTTATTCCATTTATAAATGGATCCGTTATATTTTCCTTTATAAATCCGATAGGATTAAAAAACATTCTTTTTATACCAATGCAAAATCCTTCCCATAACCATTTTGCAATATTATCTAAAGTAGGTCCCAAGTTTTGCAGACCAAAAGCCTTACCTAATGCAAGAAGAAACGGCTTTACCATATTGGTGTATAACCATGTAAAAACTCCTGCAATAATATGCTTTATACCGTTATATATGCCCAATACTACATTTCCACCACACGCTTCTGTTTCACCTTTAAAGAAGTCTACTGAAGCTTTCACTCCTTGAGCCAGCAACCCCCCTATAAACACGGCAAAACTGCCTAAAGCTATACCTATCACTTCAAAAAGCTTACTTGCCATACCTGCCCAGTCAATACTCACTAAAGCTGTAGTTACGCTATCTCCAAGTTTAAACCAATCAACTTCCGCTATGAATGCAATCAAACTGTCCAACAGCCCAATAATTAAAGTTGATATAGCAGAAAATGAAGTCCAGTCAAAATTTTCTGCAAAGGAGTTAATGCTCTCTCCAAGAGAAGTACCAAATCCTGTCCAATCAAAAGTCAACGCAAAATCTTTAATAAAATTAAATGCTGTGCTTAATCCTTCAGCAAGAAGTGTCCCAAGTTTTGACCATTCTATGGTATCTATGACTAAATTTAAACCACTGGCAAGTGATTGGCTTAATTCTGTCCAGTTAAACGTTGTAATAAAACTAAATAGAGTATTAAGAACTCCATTTATGCCATCTCCTATTGCAGTTGCAAGCATTATCCAATCTATTTGTGATATAAACCCATTTAAGGCTGTACCCAATGCTACACCCAGACTTGCCCAATCAAAACCCTCAATAAATCCGAAAAGCATTGCTATTTGTGCTTGAAAATATGCACCTATAGTTATTCCTATCAGATCCCAGTCTACATTTTGTATAAGTCCGTTAAGACCTGTTGCAAAAGCGGCTCCCAGTTGCAACCAATCTATTTGAGTTAATAACAAAAACAATGTCATTGCTATAGTATTTATACCTGTCGCAAACATATTACCAAGTGCATACCAATCTATAGTTGCTACGAGAGAATTAAAAAGAGTCGTAAATGCAGTGACTATCTCTGTTATCTTTGCACCTAAATTATCCCAACTGATAAACTTTGTAAAATCCTCTATTGCACTATTTATTGTTTCTCCTAGAAACTCACCTAAACCTTTCCAATCACCGGCTTTAAAAAGTTCTTTTAATTTATTTGCAAAGTCTCCTATTCCTTTATCAATAGTAGCTGTTTCAAACAATCCTTGGGGTGTAGCTGGACCACCTCCTCCACCTCCTCCGGAATTACTGTCTTTAGATGACTCTTTTTGAAGCTGTACAAGTTCATCAAAAGGTGCAACTATTTTTTTTATTTCCTTACCTGTTTTTTTGGCTGCGCCTCCTGTTCCACCTAAGCTTTTTGAATAACCGTCATTAGCCTTTTTTGCTTTTATAAATGTAGTACTTCCACCGAGTGCAGAAAAGAATTGATTCACATAATTAAGGGCGGTTGCAATCACATTAATTAATGCATTTAAAGCCGGTACTATTGCACTAAGAATAGGTGCGAAAGCAGCTGCAAAACTATTCTTAAGATACCCCATTGAATTCATCAGACTTGAAATTGATGCTTGAGTTTCTGAAGAATACTGTGATAAATTTTGCAAGCCTTCCCTTACGCCTTGTATCACTCCTCTCATTGCCATTCTTATAAGCATAAGTTTGAACATATTAGATAATTTAAAAATACCATTACTTGCACTTCCTGCACTTTTATGCAATCCTTTAAGTTTTGAGGATAGGCTTTGTATCCCGTTCCCTGCTGCCTTTGCAAGAGATGAACCCAATGCTTTTACACTTGAAACGAGCCCTGATACTGCCTTTTTAGCAATGCTCATAGCAATTTTAGCACTATTACCAAATCTAGAAGATTTTTCTGTACTTCCGGTTAAATGATTTTTATATTCCCCTAATTTGCTGTTTATATACGCTATTCTTTGAGCATTTCTATCAAATTCCTCGTAACCTTGTCCTACTCCTGCGGATCTTAATTCATTTTGTCTTGCATTCAGATTTTCCAACACCCTTGAAAGTTCAACTATCTTAGGATTGCTAACTTTAGCATTCTCACCTATTAATTTAAGCTTTTCCGATTCTTGAGCTGTTTCTGCTTCTTTAGTTTTCAAGCCTTCCAGTTTTACCTGCTGTTCACTAAGCTTAGATGTTAGAGTTTCCAGAGCTGCCGCTTTTTGTTGATACTGAGTAGTATCCTTTCCACTTGAATGCTTTTCTTTTTCGCTAAGCCACTCTAATTCATTTCTATATGTTTCAAGCATTCTATTGGTCTGCTCTATATCATACTGTAAGCTCTTCCAAGACGAGGATCGATTACTTGTACCCATAGCATCCATTTTTTCTTGTCTGTATATTAAGCTCTCTAACTTCTTTTCTGCCTTATCAATAGAATCTGAATACCACTTAAACTCTTCTGTAGGTATCTTTTCATCACCTAATCTATTCAGTTCAGCAGTAAGGGCAGCTATTTGACTTTTTGTTTGAGTTATTTGGCTTTCTAAAGTTGATATTGAAGTAGACTTATTGAATGCATTTTCAACACTTCTTCCGGTATTTTCTATTGCAGTAGAGCAGGCTTTTGCAGCTCTTTTTATAGAGCTTACCCCATTTTTAAATCCATCCGTATTGATTTTTGTATCAAACTTAAGACTTCCGTCAGCTGCCATTAATACTCCTTTCAAAAAGTAAAGGATAGGCTGTTGACCTATCCTAATAACTTATTTAATCTATCTATTTCTTCTTGTTCCTCTTGAGTATACTTAGTTTTTATAATACAAATATCCTTATTATTTGCATAAAACTCTTGTTCCCATTTATCAAGTTTCTTACCCTTAGCCCTTTTCTGCCTAATGCCGAGTACGGTGGAAAAAATACCTTCTTCTATTTCCATAAAGTACCCCATAAAGGTCCACCAATGCATATAATCTACATGTCTGACTTCTTTACCTGCCACCTTGTTTATTGCCGGAAATATTAGTGATTCATCCTGCTCCCAATCAATAAGCTTTTTAGGATCATTCTTATTACTTTCCTCTTTCCCGCAATTAATAAACCTCTTAACTTCTGTTAGAGTATATTCCAATTCTGTATGTGGTATCAAATCAAGATTAGCTCTTAAAACTCTACGCATTAATATGTAAAGCTTTTCTGAATCACTTAAGTCGGCGTCCTCAAATGCAATTAAAGCAAGTAGTATATTCCTATAATCTGTTTCGATATTATATTCCTTGCCCTCTATTGTGATACTTGTAGGTAACTTTCCTATCATTATTCCACATCCTTTAGATATACCCTCATCTTCTTATCATTTTCTTTAGTATATTTATCAATAGCCGGCTGCATTATATTTATTAGCCCGTCAAGAACTTCTTCAAACAAATATTTCTGCCCAACTATACAAAACGGGGATTGTCCGTCAAAAATGATATCGTATACATCTGAATTAAAAATATCATTAAAGATTTTCCTCATGGTTTTTGTAAATTCAGCCACATAAGCACCTTCCTTTTCAAGACCTGACTTTGGAGTACCATCAGGATTTAATTCTATACTTTCATCCAGTGTGTAGTTTTGAAAGTCCTTTTGCACACCCAATATTCTGTTGATTATTTCAGGATCGGCAGGATTGAACCTTATGACCCTGTTCGGATCATTATTAATTTTAAAGCTTTCCTTTCCATCATTAAATGATAAATTTTTCATTTATTATTCCCCCGGTGTAAATGTTTTTGTTGCAAATACAAATTTACCTTTTACTCTATTTCCTGTAAGATGCACATTGAACGGTATTTGATAACCTGTGGTATCACCACCATAGCTTGATATTTCAATCATTGCATCTTCTTTATATGCCACATAGGTATCCGCTGCACCCGCATCTTCCCATAGATGAACTTCTACAACACTTGTCTTCAGATCATCAAGTGTCTGCCTTTCGTCTACAATCTTTTGCAGTCTCGCAAAAAGCGGATCTCCCACAACCGCATAATACGGTTCTACTGAAGCTTGTGGCTGATAGCTGTCTATGCTTACAGATGTTTCTCCAAGAATATTATTCTTAGTTTCAACATTTGCATTCATCTCAACATTGTATTCCTCAAGGTCAGTTCCTAACCTTACATAGGCTGCCGTTCCGCTTGTAGCTGAGTCTATGAAATTAGCCATAAACTTACGCTTTATTTTTCCTGTTACTGCCATCCTTAATCCTCACTTTCTATCTTATAAATAGCATATATCTGTATCTGATACATAATACCGTCATTAATTGTTTCACCCATTAATCCCATGCTCATTGCATTTTCCGTAGTGGCTTCTATAAAAGTAGTTTTTACATCTTTTCCATTAACATCCATGGTAAACTCTTCTTCCGGAAGATGTTCAAGCCAGTGGGCAAGTTCGTAAAGAAAATTACTGTTAGCAAGTCTGTTGTAATCAGTAATTGACTGCCCTATGGCATACAGAACAAAGTTATGCCTTCTTGTTTGAACCCCCAGTAAATCTTCCTTAAGTAATCTGTCACCATTGCTGGACAATCCATAATTAGTAGGCTCCGGTTCTGTAAAATCTATATGAATATCACTGTTTATAAGAAACTCCGATATCTTAGGATAAGATGTAATTTTCTCCCTCATAAAATCTATAATCGTCATATTACTCCATTCAACACTTTTTGTGCTGCTTTAAGAATATCATTTCTATGGTCTGCCTTCATACGATCAAAAAACTTCCTTCCTCTCATTGGAGCACCTATGTAACTAAGTTTCCTTGTTGTCGGTATCTTGACCTCATTCCTTTTAGCAAAAGGACTTCCGGTTGTAGGAGACACATAAACTATTCCTTCGTGCATATAATGTGCATACTTGGTTTTTATATTTATTTCTCCTGAACCTATGACAGTTGAGAGTAACATACTGTTTATCAATACCCCTGTTCTTTTGGGCATATACGGCTCCATATACCTCATACATTCAGAATCAACTATCTTTTGTATTTCTCCCATTCTGCCGATTCCTTTTTTAGATATTAACAGTTCCGTTGATTCTATATTAAAACTTCCATTAATCAAATTACCACCCCCTACTTACCGGTCAATTCATAATGTTGCACCGACTTACTGCCATACAACCTTTCGTCTACCGATACGAGCGTTAATGCTTTGTGATTTGTCTTTAGCTTAGCTATACCTTCTGAAATGGTAGCCTGAGAAGTATTATCAAACTCAAAATCAATGACACCCTTAACCATTAAGTCCTTGCCCTTTGTAAAGTTAATAGCTATTCCAAGACTACTGAGAGGTATCATAACTAATGCTGTGCAACTACCTCTTTGCCCGGTTTTAATGAATGTAGAATGTTCTACATCTTCCCAGTACACATTTTTAACTATCTGTCTTGTAAACTTTTCAAGCTTTCCATCTTTATTACATAAATACAATGTGATATCCGAATTAGTATACATATTACAGCCCCCTATAGCAAAGACCTGTATTGCCTAGCCATTTAATCACAATATCATACTGTTTTGACTTAAAAGCCTCTTCACTATCTGCTTTACTTGAAAAACCTACAGAGTAGGACCCAATTCGCTCAGATGTCTTATTTCCTGTATCTTTTGACTGTATTTCATTTTCAAATATCAGTTCAGCCAATTCACAACAACAAAATTTTACATCTTTTTGAATATCTTCTACTCCTTCAAGCCTTCCAAATGTGTATAAGTCTATTATTTTACTTGCACCTCTTGCATAGTAATTGAATCCGGCACTAATGGTCGGATCCTTACCCTGCAAATATTCATCTGTATAAAAATCGTTATCTGCATATATTCCCATCAGTGCCTCACCTCTATTCCTTTGCCTTCTTAGCCTTTGCAACCTCTGCCTTCAAAGCTTCATTCTCTGCCTTCAAAGCTTCATTCTCTGCCTTAAGTGTCTCAATGAGCTCATCACTTTTAGCTTCAACGCTTACACCCATTCCAACTTCTCTCATCCAATACTCTCCTTTCTTACGCCTTATGACTTAAATAAATTCCTGCAACCTTATTCTTATACACATCAACAAGTCCGTATTTACGGTATTTTGAGATATAAGAATCCGCATTTGGGTTGTTTTCCGGTGCAATAATATCTGAAGCGATATGCTTGTCAAATTTAATTATAGCCGGCTTATGCACGATCATAAAGTTAATATCTTTACCTGTTGCAGCCTTTTTGTAGTGCCCAAGCTCCTCGCCTGAACTCTTTCCGTCCAGCAACTCTATAACCGTATAAAATCTTGACTGCGGTACAGCCTTTTTTACCATGAAAGTGTCCAGTATCTCTCTTGACTTTGTTGTGTCAAGCGACATAACGCTATTTAACAAAGTCGGAGTTGCATACAAAATCCTGTTATCAATTGGTACTTCATCCTCATCCATCTTATTCTTTGCCTCGATAAGTGCAGACAAGAAGTCAGAAGCATTTGTGTATGTTGCCGGTGTTGCCTTTGATATTCCTGTAAGTCCGGCAAGTGTAGCAAATACAAATGCATCCGCCTCAGGGGCTACCTTCTCCCTCTGGAGTGTTGCTCCTGCCATACCGAAAGCGATGTTAAATGTTTCCTGATCATCCATAGTATCAACGGATATCTTTGTACCTCTGTCATAGTTAAATGTTGCTGTTTTCCATACAACATTTACTGATCCGTTTGTATATCCGCTATTTCTGTCATAATCACCAAGTCCTGATACAGAAATCTGTGGGTATAGTATTTCCTTTGCGTTTGCTCCGGCTCTCATCATTGTTGTGTCACTTGTCAGGTCCGCTGTGACTGATGCGTTCTTGTAGACCTCATCAAGTAGGTCCGTATAATTTTTTGCTAACGTAATATTGTTTGCCATGTTTATTTATCCTTTCTTATTTATCCGAGGTACTTAACCCCATTGCAGCCCTTAGTGACATGGTATTCGCATCCATTCCTGTACTGCTTCCTCCTGTCGGTGCAGTAGGATTACGGATAGGCTCATTACTTCCAAAAAGATATGCATTTTCCTTCTGACAAGCTTCCAGAGCTGTCTTAATGTCAGTGGTTCTATCTTTACTTAACTTAAGTGCATCTACATCAAGTAAGGCTCTTACAGCTTTCGCACTTCTTCCTCCTGCTGCATTTATAGCAGCTTCCAGAGTAGAATCAAATTGCATATCCGCAATCTTACCTTCGTATTCTGCTTTAGAGTCCTCATATTTCTTCTTATAATCTTCTACTTGTGCCTTTACTTGGTCATAGTCCTTAAAGCTTTCTATGGTTGTATTGGCTTCTTGTAGTTGTGCTTTTGTCTGCTCAAGTTCAGTTTTGACCTGTTCTACTTCACTTTTTGCCGCTTCAATATCATTACCGTTTTCCGCCATGACACTGTCTATTTGTTCCTTTGTAAGACCCATATCTTCTAAAAACTTTCTTTTCATGTTGCTCCTTTCACTACGCTTTTTACGGGTTCGCTCCCATGTGCTGACTGTTTTACGCCTAATCTACCGGCAAAATTGTATTAAAAAAGCACCCGTTAAGGCGCTTTAATTTTGACACTATTCAGATTCTTTAAGTACTTCTTGTATCATTTGTAAATATTTTTTTGATAGTTTAGTATAATCTCTGCTATTTCCTCCATCAAGTACAAACACCCCTTGGGGGTATTTGTTTTCAGGAATTTTATCTATTTCATCCCCCCACTCTTTTTTTATTTCTTCAATCTTTTCTCTTTGTTTAAGGGTTATATTTTTCTCTAGCATATTTTACTTTTCCCTCCCTATCCAGTATTTCAAATACTTTATGTTGAATATCAAAATCCGGTGTAAATTCTGCTTCTAACATTGCCTTTCTATTATATTCGGAATAGAATAATTTACTCATATCAGATGTAACTTTAACAGAATAGGTATATTCAGAATTAACAGCAAAGAGTTCCTTAATATCGGGATTGTCTCTTATAAAAACAAAATCATCTTCACCAAAAGATACAATACCATTAGATTCAGGATGGTTATGAGTAATTGTGGCACCGGTTAAATCTATTCCACCAAACATTACACTGTCTTCATCCCCTTTAGTATAGTATATATTTCCATATCTATCAATAATTATAGCATTTTCTATATCAGAGTTGCGTATTTTATCATTATAATATTCAATTGCCTTGCCTGTATTCGCAGGATCTATAGTTCCTATTTTTTCCGGAGGTAAAACACTTCCATTGTTGTTATTGCTATCTGAAGTTCCTGTTCCTAATTTTACTTCAGGAAATTTAACCCCACTATAATTATATACATTGCTGACCCTTAATCTCTCACCCTGTTGCTTTAACCCCATAGCTTTTGAAAAGTCTACATACTCCCTCTCAACCGCTTTGAGTTTTGCTCTCTTTAATGTGATTATGTCTTTATCGGCCTCAGCTCTTTCTAAAAGCTTTATATCCTGCTTATACTTTCTGATAGTTCTTTCCAGCAGCCTTTGTCTTTGTGAAGCTTCATAGGTATCAAATTCTTTGCCTTTATAATTTTTCTTTTCATTTTCTTTTTTGTTTTGCTCCTCCAACCATTCATCTGTATACTTTCTCTTTGATATACCGGGTATAAAAGGAAATATTATATGCCTGCAATTAATCCCATGAAGTCCGAGCATATCTCCAAAACCGCATATAGTCTTTAGCTGACTTTTACTGTATACCTTGCCTTGCCATGATTGGTGATTTTCAAAACCTATGCCTGTATTTCTTGCCCCTAAATGCCAGTCCACTTCTGCATAGTCAGTACCTAACTCTTTCATATTTCGTTCAGTAATACTTGAAGTAAGCTGAGAAACCCCTGTAAGCACTGCCCTTCTGACCGCTACATCTATTCTGTCTTTTCTTCCTGACGCATAATCAACCGTCCTAAGGCCGCTTTTAGTCATTTCATCAACAGTTTCATTAATAGCCTCCGTATATGTCTTGGAACCGGTAGTTACATTCATCATAGCCCTATCAAGACTTTCAGTGAGATATTTTTCTAAAGGTGCAAACATCTTTTGACCGTTTCTTATGATATTAAACCCTGTGGTTTTAGTTATATTTTCAATACTTCCCTTTGTATGCTCTTTAATTGTATTGCTTAATTGTTGCAACCACTTGTTTTCGCTGTAGGGTTTCATATCCTTACCGACAGATTTATATATATCACTATTTCTAGCATAATCAAGCTGCAATGCCTCTTTATATACTTTGTCTATACTTTCATTTACATCTGCTAATGCATCATCTATTACATCCTTTATATGTTGTTTGCCAACTCCAATATCGTACACCCTATCAAGTAAGTAGTTTATAGTTGGAGTAATTTTTTTAATGTCCTTTATCCTGTCTACTACCTCAGCCATTATATTCATTTCTAAATCAGCCATTAACCGTTCTAATGGTTTCGGAAGTTTTTCCATATCTTCAGGGGTCATGTATTATTCCTCTATGCCATCAGGTGCAGTAGGCAAGTTTTTAGTTGCTTCTTCTATTGTTTCTCCATACCACTTAGCTCTATATTCCTCAAGTCTCATAACGCCCATGGCAACATCCTGCCTATCCTGCTGTCTTTCAGTTTCTTCATCTACAAGAATTGAGTCCTTAAAAGTGCATATAAATTCATATCCCGTCTTTGTTAGTCCGTTATAAAATGCCAGTGCATATACTAAATCCTCTAAGCAATCCCTTAAGTTAGATTGTATTGCTTTTACTCTATTAAACTTACGCTTCTTTGCTATTTTTGCTTCTGTAGCTGTCTTGTCCACATCACTGACATCTGACAAATCACCATAAGACAAACAGGAATTAAACTCTATTCTTCTAAGATAAGCATTTAAGCCATTTACAATATTGCTGTCTCTAATTTCAGGGCTGTACTCTTGATATATATCATCACCGTTGCCCTTAGATAGATTTAAGCCCCTGTAAAGCCTTTCGGACAGCCTAGGCATCTTGTATGTTGTCTTGCCTTCTTTCCCTATTACCGGTGCGGCTTGCAGTGCTGTAATATCCACATGAACAGCACGCTCTCCACTTTCAAACTCCCAATCAAGTCTTGCAAATTGTGTATCGGTCATCTTTATGAGATTTATTGAAGTATCAAATACGGACACTCCACAAGGTGAATTATCAATAGTGTTTTTAATAGGATTTCTGTAATATCCAAAGTCAGGCTTTTCTACTCCGGTATAAAATACATCTTCCGGAAGATTTGCCCACTCATCTATATCCGTCAAAGCGATAGGAGAACCGATACTGTTACCGTCTGAAGACTTATAAGCCTTATTCTGTATCCTCAGTGTTTTATCTTCTTTCCATTCGTGGTATTCAAGCCTTATATAAAAAGTATTTTCGCCTACTCTCTTAACCTGTATAAATACAACGCTTGTAAGCCTATCTTTTGAGTTAAAAGCAAGCGGTATAAATCTGTCCGCTGTTATGTACTCAACCGCATCACCGCCTAAGGGTTTTATACAAAAGGATCCTAAGCCTAAACCAAGTTGCAGGTTCTCATTAAGTGCCCTGATAGACTCTTGAAATATCACATCTACTTGTTCATTTGATACGCTTGCCTCCATCTCATTAAGACATACATTCGCAAACTCCGTACAAATGCCCTGCTCTATCATCAAAGAACTTACTTTGTTATCAATCCAAGAGGCATGACCATTATACATAGTGTTCCATGTTTCTATTTTGTTTATCATAAATTGACTGATGGCTATGTCCTGCCCTATCACCTGCTTTATCGTCTTTGAAGGAAACACTTTTTTAATCACCCCTCTTATTATTTCTATCAATCTGTTAAACATCTTACTGTCCTTTTTTCTTCCAGATGCGGTTAGTCGCATATCTTACAGCATCTATACAGTGATCGTTACCGTCAGGATAACCACTTATTACATTATCTTCCTTGTCTCTTTCATACTCATAATCTAAAAACTCCTGTGCAGCCTCCGGACATCTGATATTGTCAATTATTATCTCTTTTAAAGACTGCAACCACTTATATGAGTATTCCCTGCTCCCCGGACCTTTTTCCGCCGCTCTCGCAAGTAGCCCATAAGCTTTATAATCGCCTATAGATTTATTCTCCGCACTGTCGCAAGTTATTATGTCATTGCCTGTAATGCCCATCTCTATGAGCGTATTCGCTGTCTGCTCGTTGCTCTGCTTGTTACATGTGTATTCCTGCCAAATATATAGCTTATGTTGTGCAGGCTCATAATGAACACGCACAAAAGCATATAGATCCGGATACCATCCCCAGTCAACACCGTTTAGAATGTGATCAAATTCTGCTATTTCCTCGTCTGTTATCTGCCTTATAACCACATTGTCAAATACCGAGCCGCCTGCACCGTTAGCCACGCCCATATATTCATTCTCATAAGCATCAGGGTTAGTCTCTTTTAAGAACTCCGCTTCTTCAAGGAACGGTTTGCCCAACCATTTAGCCGGTACTTGTAAGTAGTTACTTTCTATCACTGTTCTTGTCTCCTTTGGTACCTTAATGTACTTGTTAGCCCAGTTATTTGATGTCTTAGGTGGGTTAAATGACTTAAATATATAAGCAACATCACCACCACGGATTACAGACTGCTCTATCTTTCTTACTGATTCAGGACCTGCAAACTGGTCAAGCTCCTCAAACCACAAAATACCGATATAGCCGAATGGTACCTTTATAGATTTAATCTTGCCCGGGTCGTCTGCACCTCTGAAGTATATCTTTTGCCCTGTGATCTTTCGTGTGATTTCCATAGGACTGACAGTCGCATGAAACTCTTCTGTAAGGTCAAGTGCGTCTATCGCCCACAAAATTTGCTGATAGACTGAACCTCTAAGCGTATCCGCTACCTGTCTCATAACTACGGCGTGCATGTTGTCATTTCGCATTATCAAGTCTATAACTTGTAACGACACGAAAGAAGATTTTGTTGAGCCTCTGCCCCCGGGAAATACATACTCCGTATAGTTGTGTTCATGTATGTCAAACAAGACGGGAGCAAACACAGGAGCCACCATACTTGCAGGTATCCCTGTATATTTAATTGACTGTGTTTTTTCTGTTTCTTTATTTATTTTTTCTGTTTGTGATTTTAAATTTTCAGTTTTCGCTTTTTGATTTACAATCCTTTCAATCTGTTCTTCCAAATCCAAATCTGATTTTAATGTTTGACCCAATGTATCACGGATTGCCACATAAGCTTTTACATCGCCATCTAAAGCTTTCTTTATGATTGCAGCATTTACAGCACTCTCAAGTGTGCTGTCTAATCCCATAGCTTCAAGTATGGGTGTCCATTCAGGATGTTCAATTTTAGCAGTTAAAATCAGATTTAAAACCTTTCTAAAGTTCGCTTTACGTCGCCTTGTTTCTCCAGAAGCTTTTCCGCCCTTAGAATTAAATTCCCTCACTTCATCCACACTTCGCTTGTTAAACGGTATTAAGTTTTCATGCCCATTTGCCACTCACCTCACCTTCCCATCTTTTATTTTTTACAAACAAAAAAGACAGCCTGCTGACTGCCTTCTTTGTGTTTGAATTCTGTATATGAATTGTGTAAAGGAGGGTTTATGCCCTACAAGAAGTTTCTATTCACTTCTTGATGATATTAGTATACACCTTTATTTGTCAAATTTCTCCTACATTTTGTGGCATATTTCAATTAATGCTTTGGAATGCACCCTTCGAATATGTTCATAGCTGTAAGATAAGACATCTGCTATATCATTTAGGCTTAATCCGTTTATATATTTACTGCTTAAAACTCTGACATATAGTAGATTATCAAGACTGTATATTTTTCCTATAATCTCATTTTTTTCTCTGTTTAGATTTATAATCTCAGTTTCAAGTTCTGCTATATTCTCAGCGGTTACTTCGTAAAATGCTTTAGAATTTGTACTTGTTTGTACCTTTTCATCTGTACCGGTTGAAGGTATCAATAATAAATTTTCTTTCAACTTTCTAAGGCTCCTAGACTTATCATTTATTAACCCTTCCAACTTTTTTATCCTACTTAGATACTCTTTAGCGGTCATTCATCCACCCCCTTTTTAGCTTTTTAAGTTTGCGATTACTCTGATATATCAAACTCAATTTGACCGTCTATAGTCCTATCTTCAACCCACCATTTATACACCTTCTCCGCACTACTCCATTTTTCAATTGTCTTTTAGTCCTGATTTTCTTCTTTCTTCAAGCATTCTTTCAAAAGCTTTTATATAATTTAATTTGATTTTGGGAAACATTTTTTCCTCTCTAATTTTACTCTTTCTATTAGCTATAGGGCATAAAATACACCCTACCCTTTCGAATCCCATATCATAGAGCTTATTGTACTTAATATTATTTGTGTGTATATATTGCCATATCTCTGAATCTGTCCAATAATAAATAGGGTTTACTAGCATATCGCTTTTTTCTTTAGCCATTTTAACTAAAGTACAATCCCATACCGGATCCATTGTCCTTGCTTCATCAAATACTTCTTTTGTATGATCAATGCTAAAATGAAGCTCCTTATTTCTTTTACCAACATTCAATTGAAAATCAGACCTGCCTTTTCTATTATTACTTTCATGAGATCGTACACCAACCGAAACAATTCTATTTGGTGTAGACAACTCTTTGAATATTTGACAACAATATCTTACTTTTCTTGTTGGAGGTGTTTTCTTCTTAACAATCAAAGAAAACATACTAACAGTTTCATTTTGATATCGTGGAATAGTTCTTGATGTTTTAATTCCTAAGTTTTTCAACACCTGAAACACTTCTGCAATATGTCTCATTGTTTGCGGTGCGTCAACTGTTGTTGTGCTGTACAGCACTTCAAAATTAATATCGGCTTTTAATGCTAAATCTAGCATTACGTCACTATCTTTGCCACCGCTATAAGCAACAATAAGAGGTTTATTGTAGTATGTGTCTGAGATATAAGCAGCTTGCTTAAGTACTTCTATTGACTTATTTATTTTTTCTTCTAAGCTTTTACTTATTTGACTCATTCTATTTACATCCTTTACACTTTCTAAATCCGAACGATTTTTCAAATTCTTTTACATCTACTTTAGTCTTTAACATTGTCACCTACTCCTCCACTTTAGTCCAACCGTAATCAAGAAAACCGACAACATAACTATAAATTTCTTCATTCATTTCTTCTTCGTTTTCAAAATCCTTTTCGTCCAATTCAAGCACATCTTCAAGGTTTATATGAGCGGTCACTCTGTATTTAGCCATTATATTACCTGCCTTTCTTCTCCAGTACTTCGCATATTGCACTTATTCTCTTTTCTCCAAGCCCCTTTATGCCAGCAAGTGCCTCATGAACATCTTCAAATGTTAATGACCCTTTATCCGCCTCTTTTTCTCCATCCTCAAAGCCTGATTTATACATTGACTCCGCCCACAAGCTCATCTGGTGATGATCCATCTTCTTTATGTTCAGATAATCTTTCCTGTTTAACTCAAATCTCTTTTTAGCCATGTTCCCTCCTATCAAGCTTGATCATTTTCCTTAAATCGTTCTTCCAGTTCATTTAGTAAGGCCTTGCAAATATCTAATACCACAGGATACTGCTCACCTTGCTTTATCATAGATACACATTCACTTATACAGCATTCCCAATCATTATCAGACATATTTCTTACCTTGTGCTTCCATTTGTTAAACCACACATTATAAGCCGTATGTATAAACCTGCTTAATTTAT